CTATACTGGTGGTACAGCCTCAGACAGGGGGCTGGTTAAAAGAAAAGAAAGGAACCGAAAGAATGACCGTCCTTCTGTACGCGGCGCTCTCCATCGTCGTCGTCAACCTCTTCGCCGCCGTCGTCTACACCTACCTGCACCGCGGTGTAGGCCTGGCTATCTCCCTCATCGGGACTATCCTCATATGCATCGGCCTCACCTACGCCACACTCAACGACGTGCCTGTCACCAAGCCGGCCCCCAATATCACAACCGACATCACGACGTCGCCTACGACTACGCCGACGCAGAACACCACCGTCCATCCCAGTTTGGATCCGTCCTCCATTTCACGTGAAACGCCCTCGCCCGCTGCGACTCCGAGCAAGCAGTCCGCCTACACCAATGTGCGGCCCCGCCACGCCGAGAAGAAAGCGCCCGTCCACCGCCACCACTTCGACGACCGCGAGAAAGAGCTGCAGAAGGAGCAGCGCGGCACCGATCCCGGTGCCGGGGGCTGCGACGACATCGCCGCAGGCGGGTGCAAGTGACGTGGACATACCTCACAAGGTCGTACTCCTATGCACCTTCATTCCGATGCTCGCACTGATTTGGTACGTCGCCTATATGGATATCGTCCGCGAGAAGAACATCAAACTCGGCGCTGCAACCCTTTCCTTCATCTCATGCCTCACAACCCTCATACTGACAGGAGTTATAGCCGGATGGATACGATGATCAGCTCCGCGCTCATAGCACTGGACGAGCACCTCTACCACGCACTCCCCCATCACTCCCACATAGCCGGCACCTTCGACTGGCACATCGCCCACGACAACATCTACGTCACCGACGCTCTCCGCGACGACGCCCCTGTCCTCGCCGTCGTCCCCCTCGTCTACGAAGGCGACGACTGGAACGCCTCTATGATCGGGTGGGTCGCCGCCCCCGTCAAGGCCTACGGCAACGAGCGGATCTTCTTCTACCACCTGCTCATGACCCGCATCTCGGAATTCGCCTCTGAGTACCGCTTGACCCCACCCCCCGCCGCCTGACATACGCCGTAAACGCAAGGGAAGGCCCCTAGCAGCTTGCTAGGGGCCTTCCCTGTAGGGGTACCTAGGGCCGGGCCCTGAAAGGCCCTGAGAATCGAGTCTAGCGCGTATTCGCCGCAGCCAGGGCCACTCCAAGGAAACCCGCCAGGGCTGGCGCTATCAGCGCCGCCTGCTCACCCGTCAGCCAGCCGCACGCCGTCGCCACGGGGATCAGACCCGCCAGCGCCCTGTACAGGTACTTGCGCACAGCCAGGTACTTCGCCGAGCCGGTCGTGTCCACGAGGTCGCCGTCGCCGGCCGGCCTACCGTCGTCCTCCACGGCCTCCGCAGCGGCCTTGGCGGCCGCAGCCCGCTGCTCCGCTGTCACGCCGTCGTCGATATCGAGGTGCTTAGCCATTGCTCTTCTTCACCTCCGCTTGGATCTCGTTCAGCTTCGTGACGACCTCTTCCAGCGCGTTGTGGCTGGCCGCCGGATACCCGAAGCCCCAGCCCGGCACCGTCAGAAGGTCGTTCACCTTCGCCACCGTGGCGTTCACGCCGTCCACGGCGTTCTGAAGGCCCTGTACCGCTTTCTGCAGGTCGCCCAGCGCATTCTGGGATGCCGCCGGGTAGCCGAAGCCCTCCCCCGGCACCTTGATGTTCTCATACAGCCAGCTGAGCATGTTGTGCTCGTCAGGTGTCAAATCGTCCTCCTTCGTCTGTGCGTCATCCGGGATGAACCTCCGGACCATGATGATATTCGCCGAGCCGGTCAACCGCGGATCCGACAGCCTGTGCAGCCTCGGGCCCCGGCCCGGGCCGCCGTGCCCCCACGTCAGCCCTTGACCGGCGTAGAGTTCCACGTGGCTTATCCGCCCCGCAAAGGCGCCGCTGTGCCAGCCCATGCAAATGATATCCGCCGGTTTCATGGCATCCTCGTCCAGTTCGCGCCAGCTAGAACACGACTGCACTGCCGTGCCGTTCTGTGCGATGTTGAAGCTTCGCTCGCCTATCTCGATGCCCGCGCACTGCCGGTAGGCCTGCGCTATCGTAGAGCTACAGTCGCCCCAGCCGTAGCGCTCCGGGTCTTTGCGGCGGTAGTCGTTGGTGTAGCCGAAGTCACCGTCGTGCTTCGCCATCCACGCCACTATGGCCGTCCTCACGTCGTGTGCACGACTCAATAGTGTTCAACCTCCTTTCGATCAGGTCCAATCTCGTCTCAAGCAGCGTCAGCCGCTCAAGTATCCCCGGGCGCCGCTGGGCGCCCGGGCGCTCTTCCTCCCCCATCATGTCATCGACGAAATGAAGGAAACGACGGGCCTTCGGTGTGAGCGCGGCCGCCAGCGGCAACACTACTGCCAGCGCCGTCCCGAAGCCGGTCAATACTGATTCGGTCATAATCCCTTGTACACCTCCTTGACGAATAGGTTCCTCGTTGTCAGCTTGTCGAATCTCGCTCGACCCTGTGCGAAGGCATGCCTGATGTTCTTCATATACGGATCCCGCGTTTGCATCAGTCTCGTCTCCTCATCCACGCGGCGGGGGTCCAGCGTGAACAGGTTCGGGTCTCTCGGCAGGCCCTCCGTCGCATACCACGTCGACCAGTCCCGGCCTATCCAGAAAGACAGCGGCCTGGACCCGCCGACGATCGACAGCGAGTACATCGCCGACGGTGGTTTCGCCTCCACCATCTCCACGCCTTCATCCCGGAACGACGAGTCGATCATGTAGCGAGAGTTCTCGTCGTCTTGGCGGCGAAGGAACGCGCCGAACCTCGTGCGGGACACCTGTTCCGCGAATTCCTCCGAGCGGTCTGTGTGCACGGCCCAAAAGCGGTCGGCGCCCGGCTCCACTGTGAACTCGGCCGTCGGCACGATCCCATACTTGATATAGTAGGGATTCGTCAGCGAGAAGGCGTTCGCCAGGAAATACACCTGCACCCTGTCATCCCAGCGGTCCACCGTCGAATACAGGCCTTCGAAAATCGCGGCCTCGTCCGGCAGGTAGTGGGTGGCGCCCTTCTCCAAGATGAACTCGTCGAAGATGATGTGCTTCACCTTCTTGAGCGAGACAGACTTGAGCATCTGCGCCGCCGACAGGTAGACGACCTGGCCGATGGCCTGTGCACCCTTACCCGACCCGAGATAGGCCACCTTGCCTTTCACGGCCAGGTCTGCGCCGGGGAACTCCCAGCGGATGTCGTCGAAGAACGTCTTGAACGTCGCCGCCTCCCCTTTGAATCGGCGAAGGTAGATGAACTCGTCGCCGTTCTCGATCGCTTTCTTGATCACCCGCTTCTTGAACGCATACGTCTTGCCTCTGCCACGGGCGCCCGTCACGAAGGACCACGGCGTGTTATAGGAGAGGATCCGGGATGGGTCGTAGTAGGTGAGCTGTGCGCCCTCAGTCATTGATGTAGCGTTTGACACACCACCCTATCCCCCTCGTGTCGCGGATGAACTTGCTCAGGCTGTTCTTGTGCGGCCCCGGCACCGTCCCGTTCAATCCGCCGCCGTGTCCCCATGTGAGGTCACCGCCAGCATACATTTCGACATGGTCGACGCCGACACGCCCAGACCCCCAGTCGTAGAACACCAAGTCGCCCGGTTTCATCAACGATAGCTGCTGTGCGGAGATGGACTTCGACGTGTTCCAGTTGATGACGAACACGCCGTGTCCATTCGCCGACTGCGCGACCGTGTTGCCGCCGATGTCGATGCCGCACACGTCCAGGTAGGCGCGGCGGCACGTCGAACTGCAATCCCCGACGCCCGACCGGTCCGGGTCCAACCGGCCGGCACCATTGCTGTAGCGGAATTTGTTCTCGCGGCTCGCCATCCAATACACGAGCTTCTGGCGGGTCTCCGACGTGCCCGGCGCCAGCTGTCCGCCGCCCCCGCCCGTGCCGGGCGCCCCGTTCTGGCCGCCCGGCGCGCTGTTGGTCGGCGGCGGAGTGCCGGCGCCTCCCGGGCCGGCCACGAACGTGCCCTGTCCCATCGGCGCGCACTGCACCTGCTTGCCGTCGGCCATCGTCGCCACCATGACGTTCCCCCACGCCTCCACCCGCGCCAGCTGCCCGGCCGAGCTGTTGTTGGCTAGCGGCTGGTTGACGCCCGGGGCGCCATTGCCGCCGTCGCCCTGCGTCGGGTTCGACGGCGCAGCCCCCGGCGGGCCGGCGATGTCCACGCCGTCCGAGTTCCAGGCTTTGATGATGTTGTAGGCGGTGTTGTAGCGGTTCCGGTACCTGCCGAAGACCGGCTCGTTGAGCGCGGCGGCATGCCAACGGTCCAGCGTCGCCGGCCCTATCTGGTTGGCGATCCTCATCGCCCTCACGGGGGTCTGATGGTAGGCGACGAAGAAGAAGATCATTGACTGGGTATCCCGGTCCGGATCGAACCCGAACTTGCGGGCAATCGCCACGTAGCCTTCCAGGTCATCCGCCATTTGCTTCTGCTGGATCTTGTAGCAGGCGCGCAGCACCGGCTTGACTTGCCCATCCATATAGTTCGGCAGGTAGTAGTGGGGCCAGTCCGTGTTGTTGGCGTCTACTCGGGAGCGCAGCTCCGCCGGCAGCTTCGCGTACTCGTCGGGTGCTTCCCGCTTGATGCGAGCAAGCAGGTTGTAGGCGCGGCCACCGAACCATTGCCCAATACCAATCGTAATCGGATCAGCATGGTTGATGTCGTCGTATCTCATGTTCGATTCGACGGTGCCGATGGCTTTTACTGCGACTGCTTTGGCTTTAGCATCCCACGCCATACCCTGTGCCTCCCTTCTTAAGAGGGCCCGCCCAGTGGGCGGGCCCTCCACGTTTCACATGAAACGATTACAGCACCGACCACGTAGCGCTGATGTTAAGGTTACCTGACCAGCCCTTCCACGTCTGCAGGTGTTGGTTCGGGTGTACCTGGAACGGAATGTCCTCCGTTCCGCTCGCCCCGCCCCTCGCGTTCGCGTTCACATCCGCACGGGGCGCCGACCACTCGGGTATCTGGCCAAGATCGGCGCCCACTGGTATGGACTGGCCCGAGATCACTCCGGACAGGCTCACAATGCCGCCGTTCAGGCGCAGTGTCAACGGCGTGTCCGTGTGCTGTGCGCCTCCGGACAGACCGATCCTGTAGTTCTGCGACACGGGCACCGGTTCGTTGCCAAACTGCAAGTAATTGCCGGCGAGCGTCGCGAACCTCGTGTCACCCGTCGAATTCAGGTGTATCTCACCCTCCGTGAAATACTTGCTGTACCCCAAACACCAAAACTCAGTGCCAACATACTCTGCGCCATAGTTGCCGCACACCTCCTGGAGGGTAGAGAGGCAGTTCGCCAAGCCGTTCTTGCTCTTCAAGAGCGCATGCAGGTTGCTCCACGCCCAGACAGCGGAGAACACGACGACGCGGGCGTTCGGGAAGGCTCGGTGGGCATCCGTCAAAAGGCTCACGACCCCGTTGTAGATGTCCTTTCCAGCCATGGCGTCGTTGCCGCAGTCCGCGATGATCACATACTTCACATCGTTGTTGTTGAAGCTGCCGTCCGCGATCGCCCTATTCAGCTGCACGGAAAAATTGTTGGCGCCGTCCGTCATCCCCGTCCCGCCGACCGCGAAATTCTTCTCGGTGATGCCCATCGCCCTACACATCAATGTCGGCCATTTGCCCTGCACCACGTTGGAGGTGCCGACGATGACCGCACACACATCCGGGGTGGCGGCGTTCTTCAGCATATAGCGGGAATCCGACTGCGCCTTCGTGTAGCGGTCGTTCACCTTCGTGAACAGGTCGTCGTAGCATTTCGCTACCTGGCTGGCGGCATCCGCCTTCGCCCTAGACTCGGCCTCGCCGATCTTCTGATCAATCTGCGCGACCACTTTGTGGTCGGCGTCGACCGTCGTCTCCGCCTGCTTGATCCGGGTCTCCATGCTGTTGAACTTGGACGTGTCCTCCTGGGCTCGCACGTCCAGCTTGCGCATGTCCCCGTTGTAGTCGCCCCTCCACGTGGGCTTGTCGGTGTCGATGAACTGGCTGAGGCCCAGCGCCTCCGTCTTGTTCGTGCTCGCCATAATCTGTTCTCCTTAAGGTCGTGCGTTCAGCGAGTGGCGTGGTCGGTCTTGTACTCGGGGTCCAGGTCCCACTGACGGGCCGTCCAGTTGGCTTCGTCTAGTGCCTGAGCCGTCGCCCCGATGTCGTCGGCGCCCTTGGCGAACCTGGCCTGTGTGCGCACATTGTCGTAGAGGACTGCCAGCACCTCCGAGACGGTTCGGTCTGTGCGCCCCCACACTGGGTCGGCGACGATCATGTCTTTGGCGCCGCGCTGCGCCAGGCGTCGGTAGATCTCGTCGATCGCCCGGGCAATCTTGTCGTCCGTCTCCTTGCGAAGACGGGATTCGAGATCGATCAGGCGTGCGTCGATATCGTTGGCGAGTGCCACGACCTTGTTGACCGTATCGATAATCCGCTTGTAATTCTGGATCAGGTCTTCCAGCACCTCTTGGTAGGAGTACGCTTCGCGCTCCGCGAAAGGGGTGATGTTCGTCAGAGGGGTGTTCTGCAGGTCGAAGAATGGGACGTTGTTTATAGGCATGCGGCCTCCTTACTCGTCATTGTTAGATCCAGTAACCCCAGCCCCACATGGCGCCGAAGCCGGTGTACATGTCGCCCCCGACGTAGTTGTCGTTGGACGTCCACAGGCCGAAGAATAGGTCGGAGAGTTCGCCGAGCACCATGCGGTCGACGTTGATCAGGCTCGCCCTGTACTCCATGATCAGCGATGACGCCGACTGGGAGCGGCCCGTCGAATGCGATGTAGCGTGCGTCGTCTCGTCGCCCTTCGCGCTGGACTTCGACGTGTTGTCGGTCTCAGAGGCGCCCTCCGTTCGGCCGCCCGACTTCGTGCCGGATACCGCGTAGTCGCCGTGCTGGTTGATCGCCGTGTCCGGGTAGCGCATGTCCCGTGAGTCCGACTCAGCGGCGCCGGAGGTCCGGTTCTTCGTCGTCCCCGAGCCTTCGTTGCTGGACGACGACGTATGCGTGCCGTCGGAGACCGAAGAGACGTCCATGGTGGACAGCGGGTCGAACTTGATCCGCGCCGACTCGTACAGTTGGTTGTAGTAGGGCATGGTCAGTTCGAGCCGGTGCCGCAGCTGGTGTGCGAACATGGCGACCGTCTCGTAGGCCGTCTCCCGGAACCAGTAGTGGTCTTTGATCAGCTTGTTCAAATGCGGTCTGTAGGCTTCGTCGAAGATCGGGTACGCCTCCAAGCCGAGATCGGCGTCGCTGTATCGGGCGCACACATCCCGTAGCGCTATCGTAAAGTCAGCCATCGAAGCCCTCCCCCAAGTCGTTGATGCCGCGCACCTGCTCCCGACTGTGCCGCCAATGCACGGACACGTTCAGGCCGTACCGCTCATTGATGGCGTCCGCAGCTTCCTGGCGGGCGCCGATCGCCACGCCACGGAACGCCGCGGTCTGGCCCTGGATCGCCTCCACCTCGTCGTCGACGAGCCGCTCCTTCTTGTCCGGCGGAGCGCATTGGATACCGAGCGCGAGCATCGCGTCGTCCCATATCTCCTTCTTGACGCGGATCGCATCCGATATCGCGTTCGGCGACTGCCTGTTGTCCAACGCCTGCACCGACTCGGCCAGGCCGCGACCCATGTCGTCTTTGACGGTGAAGATCACCGGTTGTCCTTCGGCCACCTGTCGGTAGAAGTTCTCCCCAGCCAGTCGTTGTTCCTGGCTGAGCGCCAGGATCATCGGGCTGCGCGAGTTGAGGGCGTTGACCCGCACCGTCTCGGCGGCCTCCGCCAGGGCGGCCGCATAGTAGTTGACGACCCACTGGTCGTTGACCCGGTTTCTGTTCGTCCAAATCGGGACGCAGTCCTTCGACGATATCTCCCGGTTGATGTACCGGTTGCCGGTCACGCGGAATGTCTTCGGATCCCCGTAGACGTCGACGTCGCCGGTGCCGGCGGCGTGCAGCGCGAAGAAGGCGTGCAGGCGCGGATCTTCGAAGAAGACCGCGAGGCCGTGGCGGTGCAGCACACGCTCCAAATAGCGCTCGTTGACCGTCTCGGGCAGGCCGTCCCACACGAACCGCGCTTCGGCCAGGCCCCAGAGCATGTTCTGGTAGAGCATGAACTCGCCGCCGCGCATGGCCTTCGCCCTATTAGGGCGGAAGCGGCCATCGTTCATTCTGGACGGCTCCACGCCGCCGATCAAATCGCCGTTCGTCAAACCCTTCGTGCTCGGCATTACAGCTGCACCACTTTCTTCGGTCCGTTGTCGAATAAGTGCATCTCTGTTATTTCCTTCGGCTCGTCCCACACGGTGACTCCCTTCTCGAATATGCCGCGGATCGTCTCGGCGTGCATCTGCGGCACGGACGGGGCGTCGATCCGGCAGTCCGCCAGTTTCCAATACGTGAAGTGAGACATGAGCGTCAAGTCGTAGGCGGCCATGTCGACGGTCCGATTGCACCGGTATCCGTAGCGTGCGAAATGCTCGGCGACGGTCTGGATCGCACCTCTATGGGGTGTTTTCAGGCGCACATCCACCATCCACCCGGTGGTAGCGAGCATGAACGCGTCGCCTCCAATTTGCCCGGAGATGGATGGCTGCACCATCTTCGTATCCTGTATCTTCGCTTTCAGGCCGGCCAGGGTGTTCGAGTAGTCGCCCTTCGCCACCATGTCTGCATATTCTTTGTTGGTATCCCTGTTGTATGCGGTTTGCGCGTTTTGCAGTCCCGTGAGCTTGGCAGCCAGGTTGTTGGATATGGCCGTCGACTGGGAGGCGGTGGAGTTAGCCAGGTCGGTCTGTGCATCCCTCGCGTTCGCGTCGATATTGTAGTTGGAGTTGGCCATGTAGACGCCCATGCCGGTGCCGACGACGCCTTTGACGGCGCCGCCGATGTCCCCCGACAGAAGGCTGCCGATGGCGCCCATGCCGCCGGAGACACCCTGTTGGATCATGTTGTTCTGCGTGTGGCCCCACGCGGCGTCGTTAGTGATAGCCGTCGACTGGGAGCGGGCGGCGTTCGACAGGGCCGTCTGCGCGCCCCTAGCGGTGTTGGACGCCACCATGGACTGCCGGGCCGTGCCGATCGCATACGATGCCTGGTCGTAGGCGACCTGGTTGCCCTGCAGCGCCTTCTGTTGGGACCAATCCGCAGACTGGTAGGCGAACGCTATGCTGTGCGCCTGAGAGGCCAGGGCGTTGAGACCCGAGTTGTTGGGGATGGAGAACATCGGGAAGTTCGTGAAGAACAGCGAGCCGTCCAGGAACGAGTTGGACAGCGGGTTGCCCGTCGTGTTGTCCTCCGACAGGTAGTCGCGCAGCCACACCACCACCCGGGGCCCCGGGGGGGAGAAGTGCTGCAGGCGGGACAGCGTGACTTTGCCGCCGTTCGGCAGGTACTCGGGGTGGACGGCCATTGACTGGCCCTGGTAGTTGGTAAGCTCGATGAACAGGTAGGGCGCGGTGACGAGCTTCGTGTAGTTCTTCTGCCAGTCTGCGTAGTGGGTTTTATCGAGTAGTTCGATGGCGCCGCCGCCGAAGAACGTTTGATCCTGACCCCACATGACATCGCCCTCGTGACCGGTCTTACGGGATCGGATGATCTTGATCGCGTTCGGGTCGACGCCCTGCCGGAACTTGTCGTGGACGTTGTCCGTGTTGTGGGACGAGATAACCCGGTCGAACATGTCGTCGGGCGTCGGGAGCACCATGATCATCTGGACACCCTGTGCCACCCACGGGAAGGGCGACATGGCGGTGGCGAAGAACTCGAACGTGCCGATGTCTCGGACGAGGATGATGTCACACCCGTTGGGCAGGCCTTCGAAGGCGGAGCCTTTCGCGGTCCTCAAATTTGGGTTATTCGTTTCGCCGGGGTCGTAGGAGAAGTCAGTGGAGGCGACGAGCATGACGCAGCACTGTGCGAGGGTGGCGACCGTGTAGCGCTCGCTGTAGCGCACCATATAGTCAGACCCCAAATCGAGGCCCTCTGCCTCTCGGAGGACGTCATGCTGACGGCCGCGCCACGTGGCGGCCACCGGTAGGTGGCCTTGGACGACGAAGGCGTTGCGGAGCCTGACGTTGCCGCAGTAGGTGGTCCACACGTCCAGCTGGACGGACAGCATGGTGGCGTCGGGGGCGACCCTGACGACGTCTTGGATGAAGTAGTAGAAGACCGTGGGCCGCTCCTTGTCGGGGTGCAGCTTCGATATCTTCGGGTTGACGACGCGGACGTAGTTGTATTGGACGCACGTGGAGAACGGCTCATCCAAGACGACCTGCGAACCGTAATCGATAGTCTGCGCGTTCTTCAGCGTGAGGTGGTGTGCGTCCGGCCGGTCGATGTACGAGGCTCTGTGCGCGTAGTCGCGCCACTGGACAATGTCCCGATATGTGGAGTCCCACGCCACCGTAGTGAGCGTGACTTCGGCCCCGGCGGACCACTCGGTGGCACTTGGCATGCGCACACACCTCCTGTTGTGCTTTTTCTAAGGAGGGGCACCGGGAGAGAAAGGAAGAAACCGGCGCCCCTCCGGGGCCCTTACTTGACAGTAACGACGTAGGGGCCGTAGGAGACGCCGTCGGCTCCTGTGACGGTGACGGTCACCTTGTAGGCGCCGTTTTCGCCATTGGCGGTCTCGACCGTGTAATCGAGCATCCGCCCGTGCGGGAACGTGTTGTTCGCCGCATCCTTGATCAGCTCGTCCTTCTTAGCCCGCGTGACAGTGTACTCTTTGGTTTCGGGTATGAAGGATTTGCCGATTGCCCGGCCGAGAACGGTGAGACCGACGATGGACGACGTGCGGTCGGGCCAGGTGGGCACATCGGCACCCGACTTGACAGCGAAGGCTCCCTCCTTGAACGCCGCGTCGCATTCGACACGGACCTTGACCGGGCCCTTTTCGAGCCGGCCGACCGTAAGCGCCCCGCCAGCCGACACGGTCGTGTGGTTGTCGGTCGCAGAGACGATCGTCCACTTGAGGGCGGGGTTGCCGCCGCCGCCGGTGACGGACTCGGGCGTGAGGCGGTAGACGCCACCCTTTTCGAGTTCGCTGGGCTGCGTGCCGTCGGACGCATAGCATTCGACGTTGCCGATCGCAGTGACGGGGTCGACGATGTCGATGACTTCGTCGTCGGCGCCGGTCCAAAACATCGCAGTGGGCGCGAAGCGCGAACAGGAGATGGTCTGATGGTGGTGGTAGAACACGTTGTACGTGAGCGGGTCGGTCGGCACGTCGATCGTGTTGGTCTGGATCAGGTGGTCGTAGACCTGGAAGAAGTTCTTGTCGACGACGGCGGCCTGGAAGCGCGGGTCGGGGACGAGTCTCTGGGGCAGCTCGATGACCCTGTACTGGACGTCGGCGCGATCGATGTTGAATGCCCATGCGAGTGCCTCCACATCGAGCGCGGCCCTGACGGCCGGCGTGGTGAGCAGCACCATGTCTTCCGGTGTGGAATGAACGGGCATGCGCGCCGGGTTGTAGGCGGTGGATTTGAACGTCATCTCGCCGGCCACGGTGCGCAGCTTGCGCAGAAGCTCGGTGGCGTCTTCCTTGACGGAGCCGGAGCGTGCCACGTCAGGGACGTGCACATGGTAGAAGCCGCCGCGCACCTCGTACTTGTTGAGCAGGCTGACCATGAGGTTGAATTCATCCCACTGATCCGACTCGTAGGGCGCCTGAGTCTGGCGGTCAACGAGTTCGGCGACGTCGCCGCCGTTGAAGAATGCGGACTGAATGAGGGCCTTCTCCACGGAGACTTTGTAGCGGTCCATGCGGTTCTTCGTGTGGAAGGCGGTTTCCACGCGGAAGTCCTCGCGGCCGAAGATGAGCTTGGCGTCCACATCGTCGTTGGGGTCGTAGGCTGCCGCCTTGAGAAGCCCGGTCTGGATTTCCTCCACGCCGTTGCCGAATTCGATCATGCCCTTCTTGAATTCGGCGAGCGGGTTGGTCCAGGCCCGCTGGGTGGCGAAGATCGGGACGAGCTGGTTGAGAAGCGACGTGCAGATGGGGTTCCACAGGTCGCGGTGCTGGGTGAGGTAGTCCAGGGTGCGGTCGATCCCAGCCTGCGTGGGCGCGGGGATGCGCTTCTTATAGCCCATCGCCGCAGCGTTGATAGCGGACTGAAGCAGCTGTTCGTTAGTGGTGCCGGGTCGGAGCGCCGGCGTCTTGAGTGCCATTGTTAGTCAGCGGGTCCTTTCGTCAGGCCAAGAGGTCTTCGATTTGCAGGTCTTCAGGATCGATGTCATCGTCCAGCACGTCGACATCGGCAGCTTCGTCCATTGCCTCTTCGGTGACGATGGACCGCAGTTCCTTACATTCGTCCAGCGCCCGCTGTGCGAGGGCCCTGACTTCGTCAATGATCTCGGACAAGTCGGCCTGGACGGTTTCCTGTGCGGCCTCTACGGGGGTGGCCTCTTCAGGGGCCTCCGTCTCGGTGGTCTCTTCTGCGGCCACTCTTCCTCCTTGGTGCATAGGCTTAAGCGGCGGGGTTGGTCCTGCCGCAGTCGAAGGGGTGTCAAATCCATCCGGGGCCGGCGGGTGTCAACCCGTGACGCCCGACCGCGGTCTCCGCCGGAGCATGGAAAAACCCCGCCTGAGACATAGTATATCACATGTCTCGGGCGGGGCCCGGAGGGCGCACAGGCTAGCGACAGGCGAGACGCAGTAAACGCTGCCGCCGCTTATAGGCGGCCTCTTTGCTCGGTTTCGGGCGTGAACAGAGCGGCGCTAACTCTAGGGGATCGGCCTCGTCCCATGCGACGACCGCTTTCGATTCGATCCGGCCGCGCCGCGCCGATCCCCCGCACCCTAAAGATGCCGTGTCGTACCAAGCGGTATCGTAGGGGAACACGTACTGCGTGATCCGGTACGGTACGTAGCACCGCTCCAAGCTGTCGACGCCGGGTGTATACGTCAGCGAGGGGAGGAAGTCGCGGCGCTCCAACTCACGCCACGCTATGCGATTCCAGTCGCCGCGCTGTAGGAACGTCGGCACTCTGTAACCAGCGATAGACAACAGCGCGTCGTCCCCGTCGCGGATGGCGTAGCGGCGTAACCCGAAATAGCGTACCGTCGCGTTATCGGCGCGGAGCGTCCACTGCCCTAAGTCGTCGTCGCGGTCGCCGACGGGCACGCCTTGGAGGCGCACAGCACAGGGGTCGACGCCGACGAGATGGACGGAATCCGTGTCGTAGTAGACGACGTGGTCGGCGTAGTCGGAGAGCGCCTTCGAAAGGATCGCGCGGCCGTAAGCGACGATGAAAACCTGGTGGAGGAAGAGGCTGCCCGGTTCGTGCTCTGTGCGGCCGACGACATCGACCTCGAAGCCGCGACCGTCCTGGTAGACGGCCCGCTCCTTGTCTTTGCTGTATCGCATGGCGAGCGAGCCGAAGAACGAATTCATTTTCTTCTTGTAGTATTCTTTAACGACGCCGTCGGAGTCCTTCTTGTCCTTATACCATCCGTCGACGGAGTGCCGGTACAGGCCGGAGACGGAATCATACAGGATGGCGTATTGCATGTCGGATTGTTGAATTGTCCGAACGTGGGATGCACTGTATTCGGTAGTCTCGTAACGCATACGACGGTAGTCGACGCTCGTCACCCACTGGACCAGCCCGTCCGGCGTGACGACCTTGGCGACCCACAGTGAGTCGTCTGGGAGTTCGTCCAACCCGTCGACGGTGTAGTCGTATTCCCCGTCGCCAGTGGGGAGGGGCATACACGACGCGATGGAGGGGTAGAGGGACGACACATCCCAGATGCAGACCCCGTGCTGATCGCATTCCAACGCATCGTCCGATACCCCGACGAGACCGCCGACGCCGTCGAACGGCTCGTCGAAGTCGGTGCCGAAATAGCCGGGCAAGCAGCCCATCGCGGATTTCATATACGCCGAGAATTCGGCTTGGGACGTCTCCATCGGCGAGTAGGCGTCGACCTCGCTCATACCGATGTCCTGGAGCACACCGCACACCCACCCGGCTTCGCCGTCCAGAGATGGCGGGACCGCGGCGGGAGCCGACGAGATGAAATCGCGCAGCGATTTGACGACGGTCTTATACCTCGCACCCTTGATGTAGAGGCGTGCGGGGAACCGAAAGGACGTGAAGCCGGACTTCGTCAGCTTCAGTTCGGCTTTCTCGTCGTCGACGATGCCCTCCAGGTGGCAGACGGCGGCGATCCGGTAGACGACGGGTTGCCCCTCCCACACCCACACCCTCTTGTAACGGGCTAGGGACGGAAGGAGACTGTCGACGCCTTCCCCGGCGTCGACGTCGCCAACACAACTGAGAAGGTACCATTCGTCGCTGTCCTCATCGTAGGCGAGGGCGGCGACGCTACTTGGCTCGATCGGCTTTATCGTAGGCGTGTATGATAGACCGAATGGATTCCGACGCCGACCCATAGCGTTTCGTACCCCCCTCTACCGACACTTGGGAAAAATCGTGTTTCTTCTCGAACTCGTAAGCGTCCCGTATGATATCGACGATGTTCGAATGCTTGGCCATGGATACGAGCGCTTTCTTGCTGAGTTTGTTGAGGTCACGGATGAGCGACGGATCGAGAACGGAACTGTCGCCGATCATTTTAGTTAGCCTGTTTAGCTTTTCGACATATTGCTCGTTCAGGTGCCCCTTGGATGTGATGAGCTTTTTCGCGGCCGCCTTCTCTGCGAAAGTGGAGGCACGCCCGTGTCTCAACGCCTCTCGTTGCATGCGCGTCAGTTTCTTCAGGTCGCCCCGTGACTGCACGACGTCGCCGTAGACCTTTTTCGCATTCCGAAAAAGGCGTTCCTCGAATCCGTTCCGTAGACGTGCGTTGTAGTCGGACACCCGCTCGCCCGTGTTGAGGTGTTCGAAATGTCCGAATTTCTTATCCACATCAGCCTGGATACGGTAGAGGCGCCGCTGTTGACGGAGGTAGTCGTTAAGCCTGTAGGAGCTGATAATGTCCTTTTTAGCTGTCAGGTAATACTGGTTGTCGCGGAGGTTGAAGCGCTTGAGGCGATCGACGTAGGAAACCAGCTGCTTATCGGACATGGCCCTCAACTGGGCGTTGGTGCCGACCCGGGGGTCGAACTCGCTGCCGGCGAGTTCGACCCCCCTCTTGCGGTGCGTGCGCATCTTGCCCATGGCTGTCTTGCGGGCCTTGGCGGCCTCGTAAAGAAGCTCATGCCGTTTCACGGAAAACCTCCACGGGCCGGGTCAGGAGCGGTTCGCAGTGGGTGAGGCGCACAGCCCCCGCATCGAGGGCGTGGAGCCAGGATGCGTCCAAGCCGTGCGCTCGTTCGATGGCAAGCCCGCGGGGCGCCAGCCACGCCTCCGACGGCAGAGCAGCCCACTTTGCGGCGGTCTCGATGCGGAAGAGGCCGCACAGCGTGTGGGATCCGCCCCAAAGGGCCGTTGTGTGGACGCTGTTGTCGGGCGCCCCGCTCGTCGGCTCGGCGCGGCCCTCTTCATCCACGGCGAATCCCGTGTAGGGGCTGTGCTCGATTTCGACGAGGAACGGGATGATGGCCAGCGGCTCGTCGACGCCGAGTGCCTCGCAAGCGGCGAGCGGGAGCCGATAGTAGATGCCCGTCTCGGCAGGCTTGACGACGGGTGCGGAGAGGATGTGCGTCAAGAGGGCATGCGGGCCAAGACAGAGCGTCTCGGAGCCACGGGAGAGGGGACAGCCGCTCCAATAGGAAGCCTGCAGGTAATGTGTAGGCTGCGCCGTGTCGCCGGGAAGGGGGCTTCGGATGACTTCGAGCGACGACAAATCCGTTTTGAGGGTCGTTTCAGTCATTGTGTGAACGCTGCTGGGATTTGGCGGCAGAGACGATGCGGCGAACGCGCCCGATGAAGTCAGGACGGGCGTTGCCGAAGGCGTAGGTGACGACGCGTGTGGGGGCGAGGTCATAACGGTAGGCGATCGCGGCAAGATCGTCGACCATGCGGTCGCTGTTGGCGTCACACTGGCGGGAGTAGGCAGTGGAAATATCGATGCGCCGCTGATGGTATCTCTTGTATGCGTCCTGCGCGGCCTGGTAGGCGGGGCTGTCTGACATGGATGTTCCTTTCTTTTCTTTTAACCAGCCCCCTGTCTGAGGCTGTACCACCAGTATAG